CAACAAAGGGATATTTACAAATGATGGTTGGTTTTGCACAGGAGATGTTGGTGAAATGACTGATAAAGGGTTAAAACTTATTACCCGCAAAGACCGAATTTTTAAATTATCCAATGGTGAAAAAGTTGTTCCAACGGATTTAGAGAAGTTAATTGAACTCAAATGCCACTATATTTCTTTTGCTATGGTGGAAGGCAATGGGAAGGAATATCCTGTTGCTTTGTTATTTGCAAATAAAAAATTATTAGAAAGAGAACAATATTGGATAGACAAATTTAAAAGTTTTGATAAAAAATTAGGATATAATATATCACCAACTGCTGCTAGTCCTGCTGGCGTTAAACATTCAGAAGAAGCTATACAAAAAAGAAAAATAGCCAATGCTGGATTTAAACATAGTGAAGAAACTAAAGCAAAATTAAGTCAATTAAAAATTGGTTCAGTAGTATCTCAAGAAACAAAAATTAAAATATCTCTAGCAAACAAAGGAAGAAAATTACCTCATAGAAGAAATTTAAACAATTGGCCTTGTCCTGAAATGTCTAAATGTCAATGTGAAAGATGTAAAAACTTTAAGCGTTCATTGTCATTAGCTAGATATTACAATAAGAAAGGACAAGCAGCATGAGTGAGTATTACTATCAAGGTGCTCCCTTGAGCACATATAGTTTGTGGGAATTAGGGCAATTTTTAAAATCATTTGTTGACGCTGAAAAGAAAAGAGAGGAAGCTAAAACGCATGAGAAACTAAAGAAAAGGAATATCAAACTTCCTCCTCCTAATCCTGAATATTTGAAACTAAAATCTGCAATAGATAATGAAATTAAATTTAGACAAGGTTTAAAAAATGCTTAAACATTTAATGTCTGGTAGTTCTTTATTAGCTATCGCTTTGCGTGATACTGAAAATGATAATGGTGCTGATGCTAAAGCTAAGCTGAGAGAACAGCTAGCTAAAGGTAATGTTCAAACTCAGCAGCAGGAAGGCACTGAAAATAACAATGAAGCTGATCCTCCTAATGAAGAAGAAAATGAAGAAGATGGAGAGGGAGAGGAGGAGGAAGAAAGCGATGAAGAAGATGAAAATGAAGAAGTAGATAGTAATAAAGATAAGGAAGAAACTGCTGAAGAAAAAGCTGAGCGTGAAAAGCAAGAAAAGATTGCTGCTAAAGCTCAACGCAAACAAGACAGGATGCAGCGTCGCATTGATGAAGCAACTGCTGCTAGGCGTGCTGCTGAAGCTGAACGTGATAGATTAAAGGCTCAGTTAGAAGCTGATCCTGATAAGAAACTCACTGAAGAAGAAGTTGAAGCTAGAGCAGAAGCTATTGCTGCTAAGAAATTAGCAGATAAACAAGTTGAAGAAATTCAAGATAAGTTTAATAAAGCTTGCGAAAAGCTTCAGAAGGAAGCAAGCAAAGTAGATAAAGAATTTGATGATAAGATTGCTGATATAGCTGCTGATATTGGTCCTATTCCATCATTCATGATTGGAGTGTTGGAAGATTTAGATAATGGTGGTGAAGTGTTAGCCTTCATTGCTAATGATGATGAATTGGCTGAAAAGATTTGGGACTTAAAGAAAAATCCAGCCAAGATGACTAAGGAAATTGTTGAAATTTCTAATAAGCTTTCTGCTGCTAAGAAGAAGCCTAAAAAGGAAATTTCGCGTGTTCCTGATCCTCCTGAGCCTGTAAGACCAAATCGCAGTAACAATTCAACTATCATTACTGAAGCTGATACTAAGAACATGGATAGCTATGTCGCCAAGCGTCAAGCTCAGATGTTGGAAAAACGTAAGCTCAGAGGGTTTTAACAAATGTGTGGGGATGCAAAATTTCCCACACTAGCCTCTTTACAAATCAGAAATTTTTAAATAAGTCTGGTGCATAAGCGTTTCTTGGTTTCGCTTTGACAAACCATGTTCAGGTTGCCCCGCCTTAGTCCGGTTAATGGCTATGATTGCTTGTTAAATATGCTGCCTCAAGCAACAGCAATTAAACATACAATCATTAATTTCCATTTAAGGACTAATTTGCTATGGCAAACACTTACCTCACTATCGACATGATTACTGCTGAAGCGGTAATGTTATTTAAGAATAGTAACCTGTTCATCATGAACATGGATACTCAATATGATGATCAGTTTGCGCGTGACGGTGCAAAGATTGGCGACACTCTCCGCATTCGTTTGCCTTCTGATTTTATTGTTACCGATGGTCCTGCTATGCAGTTGCAGGACAATACTCAACAGTATACCACTCTGACTGTTTCCAGTCAGAAGAATGTTGCTACTCCGTATACTACTGCCGAACGTACCATGAGCATTGATCGCTATTCGGAGCTTGTGGTTGCTCCTATGGTCAACGCTCTTTGTGGTAAGGTCGCCTCTACTATTATGCGCGGTGCTGAAGGTGGTGTTTGCAACTTGATTGCTAATACTGATGGTGCTGGCAACATTATTTCTCCTACTATGGATCAGTTTACTGGCGCTAATGCCATTCTTGATGATCAAGGCGCTTCTATGATGGATCGCCGCTGTGTCAATGATCCTACTACTGATGCACGTACTGTTAGCTCTTTGGCTGGTTTGCTTAATCCGGTTTCTGAAATTTCCGCTCAATTCCGTAGCGGTATGATGAAGTCTGGATTAGGTTTTGATCGCTTCTTCCGTGATCAGACTGTCATTAAGCATACTACTGGTACTTTCTCTGCTGGTGGTACTGTTAATGGTGGCAATCAGACTACTGGAACAAGTGGTGGTAATATCGCTGTTAATGCTATCACTGGCACTCTTAAGCAGGGTGATATTATTACCTTTGCTGATGTTAATGCGGTCAACCGTGTTACCAAGGAAAGCTTAGGAACGCTGCGTCAGTTTGTTGTTACTGCTGACGTTGCTAATGGTGCTGTCACTATTCCGATTTATCCGGGTCTTATTCCATCAACTACTTTTGTGGCTGGTGGTCCTGAGCAGCAGTATCAGACTGTTGACGCTTCGCCTATCAATGGTGCAGCTATGACGCTGGTTACTCCTGCTAGCTCTGTCTATCGTAAGTCTTTAGCCTACACTCAGAAGGCTGTTACGATGGCTTCTGCTGACTTGGTTATGCCCAAGAAAGCAGTAGAAGAAGCATTCCGCACTAGCTACGACGGTGTGTCTATGCGTATGCTTACTGACTATCTGCCTATGACAGATCAGTTAGCAACTCGCTTGGACGTGTTATTCGGGTTTAAATTCATACGCCCAGAATGGTTATGTGTGATTGCCGATAAGCTCTAGACCTGATTAAATTAAGGGGCTGGTGTTGAGCCAGCCCCTTATAATTACAATTAGTTTGATTTATTTAAAATAGGAAAATTAACAATGTCTTTAACTGAATTCCCATCTCCTCCTGATTTAAAGCTTCCTTTCAAAGATATGGTTTTGGATGGAAAAAATCATATTTTCAGCAAATATGATGTTTCTAATCCTCATCCCGGCTATGGAACTGATCCAAACATTTTAAATGAATATGGCCACACTAAGTACCCCATGTATGTGGGTAATGTGATTGTGCATAATGAGGAAGAAGAAAAGGCTGCTCGCGATGAAGCGGTAGCTCCTCCTTCTGAAATTCCTCCTGCAAATAATCCTTGGCCTACTGCTAAATGACAACAGCTAGAGACTTCATAACTTTATGCCTTCGTGAAGCTGGCGTAACTGGTGTAGGCCAGACGCCACTTCCTGAAGATATTACTGATGGATTTACAATCCTAAGTCGAATGCTGTCTCAATGGCAGAAGCGAAGATGGCTTGTTCCTAATTTAATAGATATTTCTGCTTTAGGTAATGGCATAAAATCTAATTTGATTGGTCCCGGCCAATACTATAACACTAAGCGTCCTGACAAAATTCAAGCAGCTTATTTTAAACAAATAACTGGCAACAATAACAATGTTAGCTATTCTCTTGCTCCTATTTGGAGCTATGAGGATTATGCTAAAATTGCCATGAAAGAATTAAATTCTTGGCCGGTTTATTATTTTTATGATGCTGCTTTTCCATATGGGAATGTTTTTATTTGGCCTATTCCATCTTCAGATTACGAAATTCATCTATTGATGAAAGGACCAATTAATTTTGTAATGCAGTTAGATGAAGGTGAAATTACTAACGCTGGTTCTGCCTACACTAATGGAGCTTACGTAGCTGTTCCTTTTACAAATGTGAGCAGCTTAGGAAACAGTGGCACAGCTAACATTACTGTAGCTGGTGGAGTTGTTACAGTAGTTGAAATTCAAAATCCCGGCGATGGCTACAAAATTGGCGATATTTTATCTGTTGCTGCCGCTGATATTGGCGGTACTGGTAGTGGTTTTCTTTGGACAGTAACTAATGTTACTGCTGATTTAGACGCTGAATTTAATATGCCTGAAGAATATGAAGAAGCAATTCATTATAATTTAGTTATTAGGTTAGCTGCTCACTATCAGTATGACGCAAATCCAGTGCATTTTAAATTAGCTAAGGCTGGATTAAATACAATTAAAGTTTCTAATACTCAAATTTCTAAACTTCAAATGCCTTCTAGCTTGAGGTTTGGAAATAGAGGCAACTCATTCTATATTTATAATGCTGATGCTCAATGAGAGTTGAATTAATAAGCACTCCTTATGATGGCAAAAGCGTTATTGCTTCAGGGCAAGAATGTGTAAATCTGTATGCTGAGATAAACGATAAAGACCCTCAAGCACCAGCTAAAGTAACTTACTATCCAATGCCCGGTAGTGTTCTGTACAGTGATCCAAATTTTGAAAGAAATGCCAGAGGATCATATAGGACAAGTATCGGAACAGGATATTATGTGGTTGGTCCTAATGTTTATTTTTTAAATTCCAGTGGAATATTAATTTTTATTGGAGCTATTGCCGATAGAACTAGCCAAATAATCTTTGCTGACAATGGCATTGTTTGCGTAATGGTTGATGGAGTTAATGGCTATGTTATTGATTTGCAAACTAATGCTCTTGGTATCATAACTGATCCTAATTTTTATGGTGCTGATTATGTAGCCCAACTTGATACATTTTTTATTTTTAATTATCCAGATACTAACTTATGGTATATCTCAGTTTCTAATGCTGATTATACTCAGCTTACTACAACTGGTGGGTTTGATCCATTAGACATAGCAGCTAAGTCAGGCTTCAATGATCCTATTGTGGGAATAATTACTGTACATGGAGAACTTTGGTTAATTGGTGATTTAACTACTGAAGTTTGGATAGGAACAGGAGCAGCAGATTTTTACTTTCAAAGACAACAAGGTGCCTACATTAATCATGGCTGCGCTGCTCAATATTCGATAGCCACAATAGATGTTTTAGTATGCTTCATTATGCAAGATCAGCAAGGAAATGGTATCATTGTTCAAGGTCAAGGATATGACATAACTGAAATATCAACTCCTAGAGTTGTGTCTGAAATAAAGAAATATTCAACATTAGAAGATGCTATTGGATTTTGTTTTCAAATTGAAGATCATGCTTATTACGCTTTAGTTTTTCCAACTGCTAGTAAAGGTTGGGTTTATGATTTTAAATCTAAACAATGGGCTGAATGGAATTGGGTAGATGATAATGGCAATTTCTTAAGACCAAGAGCAAATTGTTGTATGTTTATTAATGGTGTTAATTTAGTTGGTGATTGGGAAAATGGAAGGCTCTTAAAGCTTGACCCTAATGTTTACACAGATGATGGGCAGCCTTTAGTATGGGTTAGAACTTTTCCGCACATGGTTAGCAATAATAATAAAGTAACATATTTGAGCTTTCAGGCCGATATTCAGCCGGGCACTGTTGAGGATCAAGAGGATGATCCTCAAATGAGTTTAAGTTGGTCTGACAACAAAGGCGTTAGTTATGGCAATCCAGTTTTACAATCTATTGGTATGACTGGCGGATATACTATTGTTCCAAAGTGGAGCAGATTGGGTCAAGCTAGAGATAGAGTTTTTAAATTAAGTTGTTCAGCCAATGCTCAACAATCTCTTAATGGCGCATTTATTGAACTTAAGGCGGCTAAGCATTGACACTACCTGTACCAAACTTAAATTCACCACTGGTGGATAAATTAGGAAAACTTATACCGCCTTGGAATACTTGGTTTTCTCAATTTAGCAGGCAAGCTCCTGCTGTAGTTGATTTTAGTACAACTAATCCTCTTACAGCAAATGCTAATGGCGTTGTGATTTTAACTGGCGCTTTGACAATTACTTTAACTAGAGGCACTGTAAGCATTAATTTGAATGGTGAAAGAATTATTCCAGTTGCTATAGGTGATACTGTTTCTTGGACTGGCGGGGCTACAGTGCAATTTCTAGGAGCAGGTTAAATGGAATTGATTGCAAGCAATAGAGAAGCTGTTTTTGCTTTAGAAAATTTAATGCGTCAAGCTCCTCAAGCAGAATTAAAAGTTAAGCATTATTTTTCTAAAGGTGTGTATGCTAGAGAATTGCATATTCCTGCTGGTGTAATTCTTACAGGTGAAATACATAAGTTTGAAAATTTAAATATTTTATCTCAAGGCAAAATTGAAGTTTTAACAGAAAAAGGAATGCAGGAAGTAGAAGCACCATTTACGATTGTCTCTCCTGCTGGTACAAAGAGAATAGCTAGAGCTATTACAGATTGCATTTGGACTACTATTCACGGCACTGATGAAAACGATTTAAATATTATTGAAAAAACTTTTATCGCTAAAAGCGAACAAGAATGGTTAGAGTTTCGCAACGCTAATCAATTGGAATTTAAATTATGATATATAGTGATAAGATAAAGTCATTTGAATTTAAAGACCCTTGCTTATGCAACGCATGGGTTGCTGCTGCTGTTATAGGTTCTGGTATTATTGGAGCAGGAGCTAGTATTTGGGGTGCTAATAAAGCTGCTGAAACTCAAAAGAATGCAACAAACCAAGCAGCGGCAATTCAACAGCAGCAATATCAGCAAACTAGAGGAGATTTAGCTCCTTATAGAGCTATTGGTGAAGATGCTTCTACTAGATTAAAAGCAAAATTAACTGATTTAACTGAGCCTATTTCTATTGATCCTAATATGCTTGAAAATAGTGATTACTATAAGTTTGCTTCTACTCAAGGTCAAAAAGCAGTTACTAATGCAGCAGCAGCTAGAGGATTAGGAAAAGCAGGAGCAGCATTAAAAGGTGCTGCTGCATTTGCTAAGGGACTTGCCACTGATACCTATAAAACTGCATTTGATATGGAAAATACAAATATAAGCAATACCTATAATAGATTAAAAGCCTTGATTGACACTGGTGCTGGTGCTGCTACTGGCACTGGTGCATTAGGCGAGAAAGCAGCTTATAATACAGGAACAGCTTTAGTTGGTGGTGCTAATGCTGAAGCTGCTGGATATAATAAAATAGGATCATCAATTTCTAATTTAGCTAGTAATATTGGCGGATATGCTATGTATAATGGATTGTATGGTAGTGGTTCTGGTGGAAACATATTACCCGGTGGCCCTAATGGACATGCTGCATTTACAGCTTAAAAGGATAATTTAAAATGGCTGGATTAGAGCCGGACGTTTCTAGTTACAATCAGCCGTTGCCAGTATCTCCTTTAGATGTTGCTGGTAAAGTTGGCTCATTACAACAGCAAAAATTATCAATTGATCAGGCTAAACTTGATCAAGCTAATCAAGGTTTGACATATATGACAAGAGCCATGGGTGCTCTTGGTCCTGATGCGACAAAAGAACAATATATTAAAGCTGCTGAGCAAGCTGTTAAAATGGGGTTAGTGCCTCCTCAACAGTTAAAAGTTTTTGCAGAGAAAGCTGCTGCTGCTCCTGATAGCAAATCATTCTTTAATGAATTTATGACTAGTGCTGCTACTGCACAAGAGCAAATTGCATATCATATTGGTAGAAATAAAGATATGCAGGATAATAAAAATATTTATTCTGGTGTAGAACGTCCTGTTGCTCAAGGTGGTGGATTTGTTCCAGCTACTAGAATGCCTGTGCAAATTGCTCCCGGTACTGCTGGTTATAATCCACAAAATGAGCAAGTATTTGAGCAGCCAGCAGGACCAAGCGGCGTTGTACCTGTGCCCCGCGCTAGGCCAGCATTGCCCGTTGAGCAGCCTTCTAGCGGTCCTACAGGCCCTACCGTCGATAGGACGGCTGAGACGCCCACTACTCTGTCAAATCGCCTAGAGCCGCTTAAAGCCGGTCCTAGCCCATTGTTTGCTGAAGGTAAGGAAGCATACACCAAAGCTCAATTGACAGCTTCTGGTAAGGCTCAAGCAATTAAGCCTGCTATTCAAGCTTTACGGTTAATGCCGGGATTATCTACTGGTCCCGGTACTGCACAATTTAATGATTTGGTGGCTGCTGCAAAAGCATGGGGTTTAGTCAATATTAAAGAAGATAGTGATCCTACCGTATTGAGACAAGAGTTGGAAAAGAAGCTTGCTCAATATGTGGGTAACAGTCCCATAGCTGCTAGATCAGATGCTTCTCAAATATTGGCTGAAGCTGGTTCACCTAATCCAAAGAAGCAAATTCTTCCTGCTTTACAGAATTTAACTAGGGATGCTATTGCATTAGATAGAGTACAAATTTTAAAGCCAAATGCTTTTAAAGGTTCTGATTATCAAAACTATATTAAGCATGAGGGAAATTTTCCACAATCAGTAGATGAAAAAGCATTAACTTTAGATTTAATGGACGACAAGGAACGTAATAGTTTAGTTACTAAAATGCAGCGTGATTATGAAAAAGGTGACGCTACTGCAAAAAAGAAAGCTGTTCGCTTCTTTGAAACTTTAAAATTAGCCAAAGAAGCTAGAGTGTATGAGGACTAAATAATGCCTTTGGATATTGACAGCATCATTTCTGGCTTTGAAGGCAAATCTGCTCCTAAAGCAAAGACTGGTGCTTTAGATATTGATAGCTTATTATCTGGATTTAAATCTGCTGAGCCTGCTCAAGCTACTCCTAAGAAAGTAATCAACACTGATCCTAAAC